AATGGAAATAATAAAAATGGATGAATCGACGAAACACTTACTAGACGCTACGTCTATCTTCACGGCTGTGGGCACAATGCTTTCATGGCTTCCTCATATGGCTTCACTATTTACTATTATATGGATGGTTATTCGTATTTGGGAAACCAATACGGTACAAAAGCTATTTGGTAAAAAAGAAGTTATTGAAGACGAAGGTGCTAAACCAAGAAAGCCTGAAGCTTCAAGTAACAGGATTAATAAATAAGGAGAAAGACATGAATAAAAGAACTAAACACATTATGAATGAGAAAGACGAGATTCGTCGTGTGGATAAAAATATTCGTGAAAACGAAGGCTACATGAAAGGTGGTAAAGTCAAAGGATACAAGAAAGGCGGGACAGTTAGCTCAGCATCTAAACGCGCAGACGGATGTGCTACTAAAGGTCACACCCGTGGTCGTATGGTTTAATTAAGGAGAACTAGAATGGCATCACTACAAGATAGACTTCGTCAACAGATTAAAGAAAGAAAAGCGAAGAAAGTAAAAAGTGACTTAAACAACGAAGTCATGAAAGCTGAAAAGCAAAACAAAAAGAATGCAGGACTAAAAGTCTATGGCAAGATTAATAAAACAACAGAAAAGAAACTTAAGAAAAAAGGATTGTCCGACGCTGAAATCAAAAAACTTAAGAAAAAGGATGTTGATAACAAAGGTAGCTTTGGGGCAAAGGCTAAAAATAAAAGAACATACTTTAGAGACGATAAGTCTACTGCATCTAAGTCTAAATCTAAGTCTAAATCTAAATCTAAGTCTAAATCTAAATCAGGACCTAGAATGACTTCTATGAAAGCTCCAAGTACTGGACCTAAACCTAGAAATAAAGACCCGAAAGTTAATCTGAAAAAACGTGGACCTAGTAGACCAAGCATGACTGGGTTTAAAAAAGGCGGTAGGATTGATGGCTGCGCAATTAAAGGTCACACAAAAGCCAAAAGGGCTAGATAATGCGAGGCTGCCGAGGAATGGGGATTGTAAATCCTAAGAAGATGAAAGCTGGGGGTAAGGTCTTTAAGTCTCATATGATGTATGATATGGAGACGGGCAAAGCAGTTAAAGCTCCCACTAAAGCTAAGCATTTAGAGCTTAAGAAAAAAGGTTATGGACATAGGAAACCAAAAGCATGATGTATTTATTATGGTTTATAGGTGGTGCAATTACTTGGGAATTTTATGGTAGAGATTTATATGTTGTACTAAGGGAGAAAGTATGCAGCATCTTAAAAAAATTACGCTAGTAGCATTACTCTTTATAAGCACTATAGTCTTTGCAGAGCAATATCAAGTTTATTATTTGAATCCCAATACAAGGATAGTGCTAGCTAAAACTCCATGTGATAATAATGAGAGGGGCTTTAGAGCAGCAGCACAGAATACTAACCACTCTTTCGTTAAAGGATGTTGGACAGTAACACCTGACAACATGATAAACATTAAGTGGAAGGATGGGGACTTTAGTGTCTTTGGTTCTGATATGTTTAGAGAAGTAGTGGAAACAGAAGTGTTGAGACAATATAAGTAGGTAAACTAAGAAGAGTTGCATCTCTTAGACGTAAAAGGACAACAAGGAAAACATAATGGCTACAACTAACACACATGCATTTAATTTAGATCTAAACCTACTTGTAGAAGAAGCGTTTGAAAGATGTGGAGCCGAGTTAAGAACAGGATATGATTTAAGAACTGCAACCCGTAGTTTAAATTTACTTACAATAGAGTGGGCTAACCGAGGCATAAATTTGTGGACTGTTGAACAAGGATCAATCCCACTAGTTGCTGGTACAGCCACTTACAATTTGCCCGCGACTACCATCGACCTCATGAGTCAAGTCATAAGAACTGGAACAGGAACAACTCAGTCAGACATAGCTATTTCTAGGGTGTCAAATCCTACTTATGCATCTATCCCAAGTAAGAACGACACGGGCAGACCGATACAGGTTTATATAGATAGACAAGCCGAGATACCTACAGTTACTATGTGGCCTGTCCCTAATGACGCAAGTTATACTTTTGTATACTGGATGTTAAAGAGAATTGATGATGCAGGTACAGGCGTTAATACACAACATATTCCATTTAGATTTTTGCCATGCATGGTAGCAGGATTAGCTTATTATTTATCTCTTAAGATTCCAGAAGCTGGAGACAGGGTACAATTTTTAAAAGCAGAATATGAAGAGCAGTGGTTACTCGCTTCAACTGAAGACAGAGAAAAAGCCACATTAACCATAGCACCAAGAACCTCATACGTATAGGAGATTAAGATGGGTGCAGTAGTAGTAGGAAACATATTAAAAATAGCTCCAAAAGTTCTTAAGACGGCAGCGAAAAAAAGTAAAAAAGTTAAAAAAACTAAAAAAGAAAGAGCTTTGGAGGCAGCAGAAGCTGAAGCAAGATACGAGCAAGGATTAGGGCTGTTTGAAGTTCCTATTGCCGGGTTAAAAAAAGGTGGAATGGTAATTAAAGACAGAAATTATTTAAAGGGGAAATAAGATGGGCTTAGCAGCAGCAGGGAAAAAACTATTAAAGCCACTAACAAAAAAAATAATGGACAAGTTAAAGGTAGGCCAAGACCTTACTAGAACAGAAAGAAAAGCTGTACGCGATCACGCAAAAGCAAAAGCCACAACAACTATAAAAGACGGCGTAAAAGTTACTAAGCATCCGTATATGGGAAAAGTGGGAGAGGTAATAGCGAAAAGACCTAAGAAATCAGATCCTAGTCCAGCAGCTATAGAAAAATTTATGAAAAAAGAAGCTGCAAAAGATAGAGCTTTATCAGCAAAAACACTTCGACAACTACGAAAAGAGGGAAAGAGTGAGCCTTTAACTGGAAAGCTTACATTTAAAAAAGGTGGGTCTGTTAAAGGTAAATGTAGAATGGATGGCATTGCTGTTCGTGGTAAAACTAGGGCTAAACAAAGAAGCAAATAATGAGCAACAAGTACACCACTAATAAGAATGCTATTGCAGACTGTGATGTTTGTGGTTTTCAGTTCAAGCTTAGAGAACTAAAAGATTTATATGTAAGAAAAACTAACACTAATATTAAAGCTTGTAAAGAGTGTTGGAACCCAGATCAACCACAGAATATGCAAGGGATGTATCCAGTAGAAGATCCTCAAGCAGTGCGAGATCCAAGACCTGACCAAAGTTTTAATGACAACAACGTAACTGGGTCAAGAGATATACAATGGGGATGGGAACCTATTGGTGGAGCAAGACCTCCAGCTAATGAGTTTACGGGAAATAATTTAGTAAGTTCAGGAGTAGTAGGAACTGTTACAATAACAATAACTTAGGAGAAAGAAATGGCTAAAGAAAACGAGACAAGAAAACCAAAATTGGAGGGTGGGTATGTACAACCTCAAGATGTACCTGTACCTAACTTTGCAGGTTATCCTGAAAAAAATGTTAAAACAACAGGCGTAGTAACTCGTGGCAATGGTGCAGCAACTAAAGGCACAAAAGCTCGCGGTCCTATGGCGTAAGGATAGTTTATGACTTACGCAGAACTAGTCGCACAAATACAATCGTATACTGAAGATGAATACTCTACAGTAGATGTAAACACGTTTATAACTCAAGCTGAAAACAGAATCTTTAATGGGGTTAATCTTCCAGACTTAAGAAGAAATGATACGGGTACTATTAACTTCGCTAATAAATATTTAAATGTGCCTGCCGATTGGCTAGCTACTTATAGTTTAGCGGCTATTGATAATACAACTAATGAGTATACTTTTCTTATAAATAAAGACGTTAACTTTATTAGGCAATCATTTCCTGATACTGATGCAGCTCACTACGGAAAACCACAATATTATGCTGTCTTCGATGATACAACATTTATACTCGGTCCTACACCTGATAAAGCTTATGGCGCTGAGCTTCATTACTTTTTTTATCCTGAGTCTATTACTACTGCCGCTAGCGGTACGTCTTGGCTGGGAGATAATTATAGTTCCGTATTACTTTATGGTTCATTGTTGGAAGCAGCTACGTACCTCAAAGCCGACCCAGAAACAATAGCAAATTACTCCAATAGATATGAACAAGCATTAGCAGAATTAACTAGACTAGGCGAAGGTAAAAATACTCGCGATGCTTATCGTAGTGGACAAGCTAGAATACCTGTTAAAGGTAGAAGAGGGAGTGCAGTTTAATGGCAACTATTATACAAGGAATAACTAATACATTTGTTGCTAAATCATTAGCCGGTGATATAGATTTTGATACCGACACATTTAAAATAGCTTTATATACTGACGATGCAACGCTAGATTCTTCTACCTCTGCATATACAACTACAAATGAAGTGGTAGGCACAGGGTATGTAGCTGGGGGTAATACATTAACAGGCGCTACAGTTACACAAGATGATACTGCAGACGTAGTGTATATAACTTTTGATTCTCCTACTACTTGGACAGGCACATTTTCCGCAAGAGGAGCTTTAATATATAATAGCAGTTCTAGTAATTATTCTGTATGTGTATTAGATTTTGGATCAGTTAAAACTATTGTAGCTCAAACATTAACTGTAACATTACCTGATAACACTGCAACAACAGCACTTATTCGATTTGAATAGAAAGGGATAACATGACAGGATTTTCGTCGCTTATAGCGGATGCACCAGAAGTAACAGTAGATAAAGTAAGACCATTAGAAAAAGATTTATATAAAATGATGTGGGATAAACCAGAGTATAGACAAGTTGCTCCTGGTGAAAAAATAGCCCATGAGTTTTTAAAACAGGCTAAACCTAAACAAGGTGCTACAGTTTTAGATTTAGGTTGTGGTACAGGACGAGGCGGATTAAACCTAGCGTTCTTTGGTGGATTAGATGTGACTATGGTTGACTTTGCAGATAACTGCTTAGATAAAGATATAGTCCCAATGTTAGAAACACAGAAACATGCGTTGCGATTTGTAGAAGCTGATTTGTCTCAACCTCTACCTGTCCAAGCAGCTTATGGTTTTTGTACTGATGTGATGGAGCATATAAGACCACATCATGTAGACCAAGTTATAGAAAATTGTTTATCTGCTTGTCAACATGTATTTTTTCAAATATCTACAGTTGATGATAAAGCAGGAGTGTTAGTAGGACATAAGCTACATTTGAGTGTGCACCCATATGAGTGGTGGCTTAAAAAACTCAAAGACCATAAATGTGTAATACATTGGTCTAACCAGACAGATAATACTTGTTTGTTTTATGTAAGTAATTGGGCAACAGGGGAAGAAGTAGTTGATGCGGGTACTGTAAATACAACTGATGATGAGATAAAGAAAAACGTAGAGCACAATATAAAGCAAGGTTATTTACAAGTAGAACCACATCCGACTAACGAGATTGAAGTAATGATTGTAGGGGGAGGACCATCCTTACCACAACATATAGAAAAAATAAAGCAATTAAGACAAAATGGTGTTAAACTTATAACTATTAATAATGCCTATAAATGGTGTTTAGATAATGGTTTAACTCCTTCTGCTATGGTCATGGTAGATGCAAGAAAGTTTAATGCGAGGTTTACAAAACCTGTAGTAGAGGATTGTAAATACTTTATAGCTTCACAATGTAACCCTAGTGTATTTGAGGGCTTGCCAAAAGATAGAACTTACATATGGCATACGCAAGCAGATTTATTGAAAGATATACTAGATGAGCAATATAAAACATGGTGGTCAGTCCCAGGAGGATCGACTGTATTGTTAAGAGCTATACCATTGTTTAGAATGTTAGGATTTAAAAGATTTCATTTATTTGGGTGTGACTCCTGTTTAAGTGAAGACGAAATGCATCACGCATACAAACAAGAAGAAAATGATGGACAGTTAGTTATGCCCGTAAACGTGAGCGGGAAAGTATTTAACTGTAACCCTTGGATGGTATCGCAGGCCCAAGAGTTTATTGACCTAATTAAGATGTTAGGTGATGAAATTGAGTTAGCAATCTATGGTGGGTTATTACACCATATTTTAGAATCCGGCGCATCATACGCCGATATTAAGGAGATTTAACATGGCAGCAACAGCATGGCAACTATACAACAGTGCCAAAAAATATATAGGGAACGGCACAATTACACTAGGTGTCCAGAATTTTAAAATGGTATTAGCAACAGCTGCTAGTAACGCGTCTACATTTACGTTAAGCGCATATTCAGAGATAACTAATGAAATTGCGGGTAGCGCAGGTACCAATGGTTATATTCAGGGTGGTAGAAATTTAGTACCAGCAACAGCTCAATGGACTGTAAATCCATCTTCAGCTAAACAAATGAAGTTTACTATGTCATCAGTAGGTTTAGCATTTACAGCTTCTGGAGCTAGCTTAGTTGATATTAAGTACGCTATTTTACGTAACTCTACTGGAGCAGCTGCAGGTAAACTTTTATGTTTCTGTCAGTTATCAAGTGCTAATTTTACTGTATCAAGTCCTAATACATTAACTGTTTTACCTGCTGCTACTGGCATATTTACCTTAACATAAGGAGCTAGTAATGGCTACCGGCTGGGGACGAAATACCTGGAGCTCTGGTCCATGGGGTGAAGGGGACGTAGTATCGCTAGTTACAGGATCTGTAGCTATAGCAGGCATAGCCCCTAGTGTAGTTCAGGGTAAAGTAATAACCCCTAGTGTAGAAGCATTAACATTAGCAGGGGCCGCACCAACAGTATTAACTGGAGCAGTAATAACTCCGAGTGTAGGAGCTCTAGCATTAGCTGGAATAGCACCAAGTATATTTGAAAGTAGCGTAATAACCCCTAGTGTAGGGGCAGCGGTGTTAAACGGATTAACACCAAGTGTAGTCCAAGGTAAAGTAATAACACCTAGTGTAGGTGCAGTAACACTAGCTGGATTAGCACCAAGTTTAGTTTATGGAGATGTAGCAGCGGCACCAGCAGGAGCACTTGTATTACAAGGAATAGCTCCTCAAGTTGTACAGCAACTGAATGTATTTAAAACTCCACTGGTTGGAGCAGTAAGTATAGCAAGTGAAGCACCACACGTATTTGGTAGCACCGTTATAACGCCTAGTGTAGGCGCATTAACATTAGCTGGAATAGCTCCAGCTGTAACAGAAGGTAGAGTAATTACTCCAAATGTAGGTGCATTAGCATTACAAGGGTTTGCCCCTTCGGAAGTAATAGGAAGAATTATAACCCCTAGTGGGACTAGTTTAAATTTACAGGGATTTGCACCTTTAATTAACAGTCCTGATTGGGTTATAATAGATACTACTCAAGACCCAGAATGGGTTATAATAGATACTACTCAAGTTCCTGATTGGACAGAGATAGTTACAGGATAAGGAAATAATATGTCAACGTATTCAAATTTATCGGTAGAGTTAATAGGAACCGGAGAACAGTCGGGCACTTGGGGAATAACGACTAACAACAATTTACAGTACGCATTAGAAGAAGCCATTGTTGGTACTTATTCTGGTGTTGATGTTACTTTTACTGGTTCTGATAAAACATTAACTTGGAGTACTTCTTCTAACACTTCACAAACAGCTCGCTTCTTACGTCTTAACCTAACCGGTAGTGCTGGTGGATCATCTAACTTAATTATACCTACTGCCGCTGCAGGCGGTGCTGGCACTTTCAAAAAAAGCTATATTATTAACAACGCTTCTACCACTGCTGTAACAGTTAAAACTGCTTCAGGCACAGGAGTGTTAGTTCCAGCAGGTAAATCAGCGTGTGTATATGCAGACGGCACAAACGTTGTTTATTCTATTGATTATCTTAGCGGAACCATTCTTTCAAGTGATGTAGATATTAATGGCGGTACAATTGACGGTACTACAATAGGTGCAGCTACCCCTAGCACAGGAGCGTTTACTACACTCGCAGCATCAAGTACTGTTTCCGGTGCAGGCTTTACAGCACGCTTTGCTACACCAGGACCAATTGGTAATACATCAGCTAGCACAGGTAATTTTACAACTTTAGGTGCAACAGGTAATGTAACTCTAGGTGATGCGGTTGGAGATGAAGTGACACACAATGCGGGCACGGTAAATGTTCCTAATAACCTTATATACTCTGGTACTGGCTCATTGACAATGCCAAACGGAACAACAGCACAAAGACCCACTCCCGCGGCAGGAATGATTAGATATAATTCAACTGAAGCTGAGTTTGAAGGGTATGCAGATGGAGCATGGGGATCAATTGGCGGAGGTGCTTCGGCAGGTGGTGCTATCTATGAGAACGTTGACAATGTTTCAGAAAATTATACAATAACAGCAGGATCAAATGGTATGTCAGTAGGGCCTATGACAATAGACTCTGGATTTACTGTTACTATCCCTGCGGGACAACGATGGGTGATATTATAATATGGCTACAATAATAAATGCAGATACAAGTAACGGATTAAAACTAACCTCTGATACAAGTGGTGAGATACAATTACAGAGTGCTGGAACAACAATT